AACGGCTGATCGCCGAGATGGATAGAAAGGCAAAGGCCGGCCAGCTGGCCTATATCGAAGACATGGAGATGGCCTACAACGCCGTGCTGCTCCAGTTGACAACAAAGGCGGGATCGCTGCACAAGCAGATCAAAGCGGCCATCCCGCACCTGACGCATAGAGAGCTTGAGAAGATTGAGCGCATGATTGCTGACGCGTTCGAGGCGGTGGCGTCTCATGGCTTTGAGGAGCTACCGGAATGATTGACCGCAGCGTGCGAAGGATGGCCCAGCGGCTGGCGGCGAAGGTCAAGCCTCGCCCGCCGATGACGATGCTGGAATACTCGGATCAGCACTACTACATCACCAGCGCCACGGACGGGCGGCAGCGGTGGTACACCAGGCCATACCAGCGGGATTGGTTCCTGGCGCCCACTGACCCCGAGGTGGAGTGCATGGTGTGCCAGAAGCCGTCGCGGGTCGGGTGGTCTGAGTACGTGAAGGCCGTGATTGCGTTCTTCACCGACTGGCGCCCGTCCAAAATCATGCTGGTGCAGCCTACGGATTCTGAGGTTGACACCTATAGCCACGAAGACATCGATTCGATGTTTGATGACAACCATGGCATCCCACGGCTGAAGGGGATGCTCAGCAACAGGAAGGTCAAGGGGGCGCCGAAGAACGCCTACAACTTCAAGCAGCTGGTGAACGGTGCCCTGATCCACTTGGTGAGCGCCGCCACCCCGCGATCCGGCCGGCGGGTGGAGCGAAGCCCGATCCTGTTCGAGGAGCCAGCCACCTACGACAGCCCAGAGGGCGACACGATCGGCAACCTGTTCCAGCGGGCCGGCAACATCTGGGATCCGTTTTTCACGATCGGCGGCACCCCGATCTATCCCAACGACTACATGGAGCAGGCCTTTAAGAAAGGCGATCAGCAGTACCGCTACTACCCCTGCCCGCACTGCCGTCACTACCAGCAGTTGAGGTGGGAGCGATTCATCAAGGAAGGGCCGGACGAGGGCCGGATCAGCTGCGAGAATTGCGAAACGCCGATCGATTACAGCCACCTGCGGGAGATGGACGAGGATGCCGGCTGGGCGTGTCCACTGGGCCTGGACCGCAGCAAGCAGGTGCTGCGCAATGGCGTGCCGGTCTGGCGATCCCAGCAGGTGGGGCCCGGCATGAGCTACCACCGGGCCGCCATGTGGCCGGAGCTGGTGAGCCGTCACCGCACGGCCCTTGAGCAGATGAAGATGGGCAACACGGACCCCATGCAGACCTTCCACAACACCGACCTAGGGGTGCCATGGGAAGACTCCATCACCAGCAAGCTCACCGGGGAAGGGCTGGCTGAGCGCCGGAAAAACGAGGGGTTCGGCAACGGCTACCCATGGAATGGCGAAACATGGTCAATCCCTACCGGCGTGCTGGTGCTCACTGCGGGCGTGGACGTGCAGGGCGGCGGCGGCACCGTAGGCGAGCGGCTGGTGCTGACGGTCTGGGGCTGGGGCCGCGGCGAGGAGGGTTGGCACATTGCCCACTTCGAGATCGATGGCGATCCTCAGCAAGCCGAGGTGTGGGAGCAGTTGGACCAACTGATCCAGACCACGTGGGCCCGGCAGGATGGCGGGAAAATGCGCATCGCCCTGGGCGGCATTGACCACGGCGGCCTTTCAAGTAAGGCAGTGGCCGATTACTGCCGAACCCGCACCGATCGATGGGTGGCCATGAAGGGATCGGGCCTCAAGGATCTGCCGATCATCCAGAAAGGCAAGCCGGTGGAGGTGAACCGAAAGAACCAGACGGTCGCCAAGGGAGCCAAGGTCTACACGGTGGGATACGCCAACAGCGTCAACCAGCTGAAAAAGCAGCTCAGGGTGGAGCAGCCGGGCCCCAGCTACCTGCACTTCGGCACCGCCTCAACCGATGACTTCCTGCGCGAGCTGTTCCCGTGGAAGTGGATCCCCAAGACCAAGGAGCGCAGAGAATACAAGTGGGACCTGCCCCCCGGCTCCCGCGACGAAGCCGGCGACTGCACCCGGATGGCCTACGCCGCGCTGCAGCTGGTCACCCGCCGCTACAACCGCGCCACGATGTGGGACCAGCTAGAAGCCAGCCTCACCAAGCCAGCCGCTACCCCCCAGCGCCAGGCCAAGGCCACACCGTCGCAGCCGTCATTCCTGACGAACTGGTGAGATCAGGCTTCCTAGTCTGAGGCCATGACAATTCCGCCGACATTCCGCGCCGGTGACACGGTGAGCTGGCGCGACGATGCCACCACCGACAGCCTTGGCGTTGCCGTCACCAGCGCGACCTGGGCACTGTCGTTCTTCCTGCGATCGGCCACCGCTGGCGCCGGGCTGACCGTGGCCAGCAGCGCCTACGGCAACGGCTGGGAGACAACGATCAGCTCTACCAATTCCGCCGCCCTGGCAGCTGGCGCCTACTACTGGCAGGCCCGGGCCATCAGCGGCGCGCAGGCGATTACCACCGGCAGCGGATCGCTCACGGTGTTGGCGGCCCTGAACTACACCGGCGCCCCTGCCGCCTTCGATGGCCGCAGCCAGGCACGGAAGGATCTTGACGCGGTGCAGGCCGCTATCCGCAGCCTGATCAGCGGCGGTGCCGTCAAGCGGTACACGATTGGCAGTCGCCAGCTGGAGCGGTTCAGCCTGGCCGAGCTGATCGAACTGGAAAACAACCTCAAGGCCGACGTGGCCAAGGAAGAAGCGGCGGAGCGGATGGCCAATGGCCTGGGCGATCCCCGCAACCTGTTCGTGAGGTTCACCTGATGGCGTTCGGACTTGGATTCTCAATCCGCGAACGGCTGGGCCTGCGCAAGAGCGAGCCGCCCAAACCGCAGCGCCGCGCCTATGCCGGGGCCACGGTGTCGCGGCTCACAGCCGACTGGGTAAGCGGCGGCAGCAGCGCCGACAGCGAGATCAAGGGATCCATCAGCAGGCTGCGCAACCGAGCCCGCCAGCTAGTACGCGACAACGACTACGCCAAGCGGGCGAAGTCGCTGGTCACCAACAACGTGGTCGGCACCGGCATCCGGCTGCAGATGCAGGTGCGAATGCAGCGCGGCGGCGGCCGGCTGGATCAGATGGTGAACGATCAGATTGAAGCGGCCTGGGAGAAGTGGACCCGCAAGACCACTTGCGACGTTGCCGGCCGCCTAAACCTGCATCAGATTGAACGCATGGCCATGGGTGCCATGGTCGAATCGGGGGAGATCCTGGTTCGCCTGGTGCCGCAACCCTTCGGCGGCGGCCGGGTGCCGCTGGCGCTGCAGGTGTTCGAGAGCGACCAGCTCGACGAGAACTACAACGGTGGCAGCACGGTGCCGGGCAACGATTGGAGAATGGGTGTGGAGGTGGATCGCTTTGGGCGCCCGGTCACCTATGCCTTCCTGACCAAGCACCCGGGCGACACGGCCCTGGGCGGCAATAATCCCAGCTCCCGGCATCTGCTGGTGCCAGCTGCCGAGGTGCTGCACCTGTTCGTGCCGGAGCGTCCGCAGCAGACCCGGGGCGTTTCGTGGTTCGCCGCCGGCATTCAACGGCTCCACCACCTAGCCGGCTACGAGCAGGCGGCACTGGTGCGGGCCCGGGCGGCCTCGGCACTGATGGGATTCATCACCAGTCCGGAAGGCGCGGGCGACACCTACGGAGAAGAGGTGATCGATGGCGAGCACGTCACCAGTTTTGAACCGGGCATGTTCAAAACGCTGTTCCCCGGCCAGTCGGTGGAGGTGCCGCAGATCAACGCGCCGGATGGCCAGCTGGAGCCGTTCGTGCGCGGGATGCTGCGAGCGTTTGCCAGTGGCATCGGGGTGAATTATGCGGCGCTGTCGGGCGATTACTCGATGTCCAATTACTCAAGCTCCCGCCTGGCGCAGATCGAAGATCGCGACTGCTGGAAGGTGCTGCAGCAGTACCTGATCGATGAGCTGCTCACCCCAGTCTTTGAGCGCTGGCTGGAGGCTGCGGTGCTGAGCGGTGCGCTGAATCTGCCGGGCTATGAGCTGGCGCCAGATCGCTTCAGCGCCTGCCGGTGGATGGCCCGCGGCTGGAGCTACATCGACCCGCTGAAAGATGCCCAAGCCGACAACCTGGCGATTCGATCGGGCACCAAGACCCAGGCCCAGGTGGTGGCCGAGCAGGGCGGCGACCTGGAAGAGTTGCTGATCGCACGCAAGGCCGAGGTGGACCGGGCCCAGGAGCTGGAGCTTCAGTTCGACTCCAACCCCGCCGACGACATGCAAGGCGGCTCTGTTGACCCAACCGGCTCGGTTACTACGAGCGATCCAACCGGAGTTCCTAGCCTGAGCCAAGACGAGGTGAGTGATGGATCTGATGCGTGACCTGGAGGGCCAGACCCATCGCCGCGCGGCGTTGCTGGATGGTGCGATCATCAGCAGCGAAGACCGCACGATGGAGTTCAGCTTCTCCAGCGAATACCCGGTGCAGCGCTATTTCGGCAACGAAGTGCTGAGCCATGAGCGCGACTCCGTGGACCTGGGCCGCCTGTCTGATGGCGCCCCGGTTCTGTTCAACCATGACCCATCGCGCGTGATCGGCGTGGTGCAGCGT